GGTTAAGCTCGTCGTCAGCGTCAGATGTGGATAAGAGACAGTTACATAGCTCTCTACTCCCGCTGGTGCCTGAAGTGGTCTTGTTACATACGCAAAAGCCATAGGGTTAAATGCTAGGTTTGCAGTGTGGCTCTTGAGCAACACTGCTTGCACGTCTGCATTTGCTGTGATTTTTGGTGTTACACTAACGTGGATTTCATCTCCAGAAGCTGTTGTATTTTCTGTAACCAAATACTGTTTTCCAACAATAGTGATAATATCTCCCTTAACAAGAGTTCCTGTAAGTCCTGTTCCTGTAAGTACAACTTCATCGGAATCTTCAACCTGAGATTTAACGGTGATTTTATCCCCAGTCACCTTAAGCGTGCCTGAAGTATGCTTTCTCACAGCCTGGGACATGTAGTTATCTAGTCCCATTACTCTACCAATTGAACCCTCTCTGAGAGCGTTGGTAGAACCTGACTTCTCAGCATTAACGATTGCTGGGACAGTGGAGAATGCAGCATCAGCTTCGGTGTCCCATACTCCTACTCTGCCAGCAACTGGCACGAGCTGCTTATTAAGCTGCTTTCTTACATTTGCAAGATCCGTTAGTTCAGATGGTGTCGTACCTGCCTTTCCTACAGCTGTAGGAATGAACTTATATAGATCTAGTCCATCATTGTTAATCTTCTCTGCCAGAGCGACTGCCGCTGGTTCAAGGAATAGTCTATTCAAATCATCTACGTTAGTAGCTCTCTGGATTGCACTAAACTCCACATCTACTGTAGCTAGCTTATCTAACTTAACCTCTACAGATTCCTCATTGACTCCCTGTGGCTTAACGCCCTGTGACTCATTAAATTCCTCTGCAATGAGTTTTACAGGCTTCTTGACCTGAATCTTGGTCCCAAGCCCTGGTACAAAATCATTAGAGAAATCTCTGTGTACCAGGTTAGGGAATACTAGGTTGCTCATTAGTCTAGGTAATGTCTGTCTTGCGATATTTTTTACTTCAAGAAAATTGTTTGACATAATTCTTACTTCCTTTCTTTTTCTTCGAGTCTTTTGTAATACTCTTCATCTGATAGTTTGTCGAGATCAGGCTCTGCTCCGCCTCCGTGATTTCCACCACTCGAGAACCCTCCTGCTCCGCCGGCTGCACCACCGTCTCCATCATCCTTCTTAAACAATGCCGGTGATGCTTCCATCATTGGCTTTAGGATGTCAGATAGACCTATAGGATTACCCTGGCTATCAAAAGCAAACTTATCGATGCCACCGTGCTTATACATGATGTAATCAGGGTCCAGTGCCCCTTGACCTCTTAGTGCATCCTTTAAGGCATATTCCTTTTGTAGGTCGCTAGTCTTCTTTTTCTCTGCTGCAATATCAGCATCATACTTATCCTGCCATTCCTTGGCATCATTACGCAGCTTGTCAACATCGACCCCATCGAACTTATCGACCTTCTCTTTCAGACCCTTGATAGTCTGATCAGCAATATCCAGTTCTTTCTGTTTGTCCTGTGCTGTCTTGTCCTGTGCTGCCTTAATATCTTTGCCATTTTCTGCCAGGATGTTTTCGACGGTATCTTTCAGCTTTTCATCAGATACTCCAGCTTCCTTCAAAACTTTCTCGATCTCTTCTCTTTTCATTGTGTCCTCCATTCTTTTATCCGCTACGCCATCTTTTACGGCAGGCGACGCCGATGCGGCTCACATTTTACGCCGATGAGCAGGCGAGTAATAAAATCCCGTCAGTTTTACGCCTTAACTGGGCGAATATAAAAAACAGAGGTGCGCACCCTCTGCAATTTATCTGATGTTATAAGCACCCTGCCTCTTCAAATGCTTTTTGTAGCTTTGGAGTTTGAAGTGCTATCCAGTCAACTATCTCTTCATTTCTTGCCCATTCTGAACTTACATCAAGTCCAGATTCATATAAAAAGGCATGTACAATCTCGTGTCTTAACACTTTCTTTTTATATAAATTGGGATTGGCAACTGTTTCCGAAGTTGGTTCAAAGTCATCAATTACAATCTCCTTTGAATAAAATTCACAGATGCCGTCTGCATGTTCGAGCTTGGGCGTCTCTTTTCCTATTTGCCCCTTGATACTGTATTCTGTCCCAAGTATATTTACCTTGTCTTTTAATTCTAAAGATTCCATTGTCACTCCTTTTCTTTGCATGCAAAAAGCAGACCGCTTGGCCTGCTTTAAAAATCTAATTATTACTTAATACTTGAACCTATTGTTATCACATTGGTTGCTATCCTCATGAATTTCTGCATTGCACTGTTTTCATGAAGGTATTGTGCCCCTTTCAATGTAATTCTAGCCTCTTCAATATTAACTTTTGTCTCCCCGAGTACATTCTTGCTTATATCAACTCCCCGAATATACCCTTCTTCAAGAAGATTTTTCATAACCATAAGCCACTCTTCATCCGATACATTTAAGTGTTCAGGACTAATAAGTGTGCCCATGTATTCAACATCTTTTGCAGATTCTAAATTTTTCAGAATCTTGTATGCTGTTTCAAGCGTATTCATTATTCCCCTCCACCTTCTCTATCATCATAATTATCACATGCATCTAAAACACGATCATATATCAACTGTGCATCTTCCCCAATCTCGTTATAGAATTCCATTTTTTTATCAAAACCATAGCGCAAAATCATATCATCAAGAGCATTAAGGTATTTCCTAATATCAGTACGTTTCAATTTAATTGCTGCCAGCTCCGGCCATTCTTCTACATATGGTTTTAAAAACTCTTGTTCTTCACCGCTTATTTCTACAACAATCATACCTCTCTATCCTTTCTGTTAGTTTGCACAAGAACGCCGGTTTTAGGATTATACGTAACTTGGCACCCTGAACCTATTAGCATTATAGTATCTTCATGTCCGGAAGTCCTTTCTTCCCCCTGTGTTATGCAACGTTTTAAATTCTCGACGCTTACACCTGTTCTATTGTACTTTTTGTTTGGTGCCGAGTGTCCAATCATTCTACCGACAAAATGAGCTGAGTAATCCTTAATCTCAATCCCTTGTGGTGTCTTCAACCCTATAAGCTGTTCATCAATTTGATGTACTTTTTCTTTGTATGTAGATAACCCTAGCAGCGGTGAGATTTCTCCTCGCTCAATAGATAACACATATTTTTTGAACACCTTGTACTCAGGAGAGTTATTGTACTTCATGTCGTAATAGCTTGCAAGTGTTTTTCTCATACCTTGTCCCTCAAACGAATAAGCTTTACGAAACCACTGATAATACTTCCTTGCTTCCCATTGAGACTTGCCTGCTTCACCCTTTCCAAAACCTGCTACTATCATACGGTCATGCTGCGATGGCATGCCTGTCTGATCTTCCAGGTTCTTCAATTTTTCCATATATGATCGCATCTTTACACTGGATTCTGTTGTATCAAGTCCTGCAGCTTCTTGCATTAGGTATTCTCGTTTCCATCTCCTCCGAGCTCTTTCGTAATACCTCTGCATCTGAGATACTTCATACTCTGTATATTTCTTGCCATTGTATAAGTAATCCTTAGCTACATATTCGACCAACATCTCATCGCTATAAGCAGGAGTTGATAATCCAGGATAGAACGGATGGAAATTGTGCCTGCAATTATATCCGCATAACCCTGGTCCTGTTCCGTACCCTGTAGCTTCATAGAAGTTAGGGTATCCCGGTTCTTCACCATGCAGTTTAAACACCTTGCCTTGCCACACCTCATGTTCAGGGCGTGCTCCGGCGTGTGCTGTCGTTTCCACGTATTCGCTATCCACATCTTCCGCTCTTGCAAGCTGCATATCTCCAGCTGTCTGATTAATACCGGTCACAATAGCTCTTCTAGCTGCCACTTCTATATTATCTACACGCCCAGAGGGATACCTTACAGACTCAATTCCTTTTTCAGCTAACGCTTTGATTGCATTCCTGATAGCTGTCTCTGTATCAAAGGCTCCTGACGCTATTTGCATATATGCCAGATCCATTATCTTACTGAACTGCTTGGAGGCATTAGCGGCTGTACTTCTTGTGAGATTGCGAAACACCTTTGCTGTTCGTCTGTATCCGGAGTTCATTACAGCAATCAGAGATGGACTTGCTTCCAGTGGCGGGCATTTTTTCCCCGCCAGCGAATGGATACGGTCATCATTAGCTCTGTCTCCTCTACACATCTGA